GTGGCATGCTGACCGGCACGGCTTTGTCTATACCAGCCAAGAACAGGAAATCTGGTGGAGTGAGCGCGGCAATAAAATAAACTGCATGTGTGTCGCAATGGAGGTTCTATTTGATAGAAAAGGCCAGATGTATGATTCTGGCCTGCAGGAAAAGTTAATCAAACAACGACAGACTTATTTCGGTTTGCCCGCCTAATTTGCAGCTGTCAAAATTATGGCGCATAATGTCAAATAATTGACTAGAGGCTTTTTACATGAAACAGCACATTAGTTTCCAGACCAACATCACCAAGACGCAAATCAGCGAGACGCCGGATAAGTTTTTAATCTCCGGGGTGCCTGTCGTTGTTGATGGCGCGGTAATGAATAACATTACATACCCGGCCGACGAAAACGAAAAGGGCTTAGATAGCCTGGTTAATCGCGTTGTGACTCTACGCCACCCGTTTGATGACAAAGGCCATCCGATTGATGCCTATTCACCACAGGCACTGCAGAACCAGTTCAGCGGCGGCGTGGTAACTAAGCGCTACAAAGTCGGCAAGGTAAACTTTGTTGACATCGACATCAAAAAGAATTTGCTGCAGGCGCAGGATAATGGCCAGTCGTACTTTGACCGGCTGACCAACAAAGAGGTGATCGGCGTTTCAACCGGTCTTTACACCAACGTTGTCAACGGCGTAGCAACTGAGCAGCAATATAACCATTTGGCCATGCTGGACGAAGGTGAAGAGCCAGCTGGCGGCGATGCTACAAAGATGAAATTCAACGGCGCTGAAACTATGGTTGTGAATATCGACCAAGTGATCAACGGCATGGATAACAGCCTAAACGACAAGCGTGACATGCTGAATGCTGCAATCAAAGCCCGCTTTGGTGGCCTGCCGCAAACCTATGTCTGGCTGAATGACTGGTCAGAAGATACAGCAATTTTCGAAGTTGAAACCGCCGGGAAATACACTCATTACCAAATCGGCTGGACTGAAAAAGACGGCAAAATAGAATTAGTAGGCGAGCCAATCGAGGTCAAGCGGAAAACCGTTTGGCAGACAGTTACTAATGCCGTCAACAAATTGGCAGATTTATTTGCAAACCGTCAAAAAGTTGACGACAATACCAACGGGCGCGGCCAACGCGACAAAACAAACGAGGTTAGAACCATGTTATCACGCGAACAAGTGATCAACATGCTCAAGGGCAAAGGCGTAGCGGTTGATGAAAGTCACACTGACGCGCAATTGACTGAGCAGTTGATCAACGCACTGGCCGCGAAGCCAGAAACACAAAAAGGCGAGCCGGTAGCCAATGCCGACTTTACCGCAGCAATTACTGCAGCAATGGAAAAGATTGTGAAGCCTCTGGCCGAGCAAGTAACTCAATTGCAAGCCAATTCACAGGCTCAGGCTCAAGCGGCCAAGCAAGGCTTAATCGGCCAAATCCTCGCGGCCAATTCGACTTATAAAAAAGAAGATTTGGAACAGGCCAGCGAAACTCTGCTGAATAGTATTGCTGCTCAATGTGTACCGGCTTTTGGTTTGGGTCGTGGCGCTGCACAATTTAACTCTGACAGCTACGCGCTGCCAGAAATGCCGGAGTAACTGACAATGGCTAAAAATACCGTATGGGCTGGCACTATTGAAAACCGCCCACTGAAAGAAGAATGCAAAACCGCCGTTGCGACAATTAAGCCGGGTCACATGCTTAACCGCACCGCAGGCTTGTTTGCACTGACTGCAACTAACGGCGAAGCCGGTGCTTTGTACATTGCAGACCTGAACACGCCAAAGCAAGGCGGTGTCGATGACCTGTGGGCCTCTGGCGATTCTGTTGGTGCATTCTATCCGCGCGCTGGCGAGCTGTACAACGTGCGCTGCGCTGCAACTCAGAATATCACAGCACTGGACACGCCGCTGACAGTTAACGCTACCGGCCAAGTCCGCATTGCGCTGACTGACGGCACCGAAGAAATTGTGGCTTACGCTCAGGAAGTGATTAACGTCACTGCTGCTGACACGCTGATCCGTGTGCGTATGGCTAACTATGGCCGCGCAAGCTAAGGGGTAACAAATGAGCTTTATTTTTAGCAAGGCGGCAATGGCCGCGAATTCGTCAAACGCTGCGCAGATGACTGCCCAATGGAAGATGCTGAACAATCAGCGCAAAGCATATGACATGCAAGAAGATGTGCTGGCCCGCAACTTCCAAGTGAATACCGGTCGAATCCCAGCTGACGTATGGCGCGACATGGACGCAACAACTTCGCTGTTAATGCGCCAGCCAAACCTGACGTTGTTGACTGACCTGATGCCACTGTCCAAATCGCTGAACATCGGTAAAATCTTTGCTGAGTACCGGATCGCTGGTGATTCTGGCAATACCAAATCATCAATCTCTGGTGACACTGATATTCTGATTGATAAAACGCCGTACACCTATGACGGCAACATCATCCCGGTGCATACCGTAGGCTGGTCTCGTGACTTCCGCGAAGTTGAAGGCATGCGCTCTGAAGGCTTCGACGGCCTGATTGATGACTCTGCCAACTCTACGCGCAACCTGCAGAACAAGCTGGCTGACTACATCTACAACGGTGATGCTGACGTGGTATTCAACGGCAAGCAGGGCTTTGGCGTTAAAAACCACCCGAACACGCTTCCGATCGCTTTGGGTGCTGGCGGCCTGAATATCAACTTAGCCACATCAACTGATGGCGTTGCCATTCGTCGTGCGTTCCAGTCAATCCGAGACTCACTACGGATCACCAATGCAGTTGTTGGTCAGGTCACGTTTTACGTGTCTCGCACCATCCTGACCAACCTAGAGCAGGCGTGGAACAGCTCGAACAGTTCTAACGTTACCGTTCTGGACATGGTACGCAAGCTGGAAGGCGTGGCCGGTGTTAAAGAAGATGCCAGCCTGACAGGTAACCAAGTGATCGCACTGTGTTTAGAATCACAGTACATCCGGCCACTGGTCGGCATGGCAACCGGCACTTATGCAGTGCCGCGCATCATGTTCAACAGCAAGCACAGCTTTTACGCTGCCAACGCTGTCGGCTTGGAAATCCGCAAGGACGCCACAGGCAAGTCAGCGGTGGCTTACGCATCAAGCTAAGGGGTGAACGATGGGTTTTAAATTTATCGTTACTGCGCCAATCGTGCCTTTTGAAGTTGGTCAAGAGGTCGAGTTTGACGAGATGCCGCACCAAGGCATGATGCACCGGTTGAAGCCTGTTGAAGGCTCAGAGCTTGTAGTGGCGACACCTCAGGCCGAAGAAGAAAAGCCAGTACGCACTAAAAAGCCATAGCAGGCACCAAAGAGAAGCCCCGAAAGGGGCTTTTTATTTCACAAATAAAACAACGAAAAATATAATGCAAATAACAGATTTGCCTATTTTACATACGCTGTTATCATTGCTGTATAAATACACATGGAGCCAGCGCAATGAAGTACACGACAGCAGAAATATTCCTACCAACTCAATTTTCCGGGCCAGATCGCACCATCGTAGTTAAAGCCAATGGCGGCAAAGTTGAAGTGTTTGTACCGCTTGATTTTGAGGCTGATTCATGGGTGAAAGCCGGGGAGTATACAGCTGATGAAGTTGATTTTACTTTTCACGGCAATTGCGCAATTAAACTCGTGCCAAGCAATGGCGCTCATTACAACATTTACTAGGCGGCTGAAATGTCGAATAAATTATCCAAAAAGAAGAGTGGTGGCGGCGGAGCATACGGCATCGCCACACCGTCAGCCAATGGCTTGATGTCCAAAGAAGATAAGCTGAAGCTGGATAACACGCCGCAGGGGGGCGTAACCACCGAGTATTTCCTCAGTTTTGATTTCCAATACGCCCCACCAACGGCTGGCGCGGTAATCAATGACATTACATTTTCGTCAGTTACCATACAGCAGTCTGTAGTGTTATCTGAGGCTGGTCACTTTGGAGTGGTTGGCTATAAAACAAACGGCACCTCTGGTGGGTATTTCTCTGGGGTTATTGGTTCCATTCTGCACCCTGTCGGCAGCGAGTTATCAATAGTCGCTTACCTTAAGACGCCAGCATCACTCGCTGCTGGTCAGGTGACGTCAATTGGTACGCTTATCAACACCACCTCTCTATTAAATCGCAGCGGCTTAATTATCGAAAACGACAAGGCTTTTGGTGGCTCCGTTATAAATGGAACAGCTACAGAAACCGGCAGCACCTACACACTAGCGGTCGATACTTGGTACATTGCCAAATATGAGTTATTAGCAGACGATAAATTTAAAGTCACTCTGTTCAGCGACACTGGTGTACAGCTTTACACTTACACCAGCACAGGTACAACCTACAGGGGAACTGTAGCCAGTACATGGTTTGGGATTAAGCAGCAGGCGACCAGCACAACCGCTAACGTCGAGATGCCAAGGATTGATTTACTTGAGTTTAAAGCCAAGGTTAACTCAACCAGAGTAAAAGTTTAATACGGTCAAGTCGCGCACCGATAAGCGCGACAATTAAACAAGGAAAAAGTATGTTTAAGAGAATAGTAAAAGTGGCGATCCCCGCTAACGTGAATAGCATTTCACTACCTTCCGGCACACACAAAACCGCTGACATATCTGTCAGTAGTGACGGTGAAGGCTTTCCGATTAAGTTCACTCACAACGCATCTAATCCTCAACGAATTGACTTCGCAGCCGCAGCAACAGTTCGGAAAGTGATTATCACGGTCAGTCAAGAATATCCGTTCAACACCGACCACATTCAGAAGTTTGGCCCTCGCGCGTTTTTACCAAACAGACAGTACCAATCCGGCGAGATGGTAACAGCTTACGGTGGCGTTTACATCTGTGATAAGGACTACAACAACGGCTCGCAAGTGTATATCCGCGACCTGATACCATTGTCAACGCCGGTTGGCGTGGTTGTGTACACCCCATTTGACACGATGGGTGAAGGCTGGTGGCGCTGTGATGGCAGCATGATTAATGCACCTTACAGTAAACTGCACGGCTACCATACCGTGGACATGCGCAATAAATACGCATCTGGCGGTAACTACAACAATAATATCCCTGCTGGCGGGCAGATGGGGAATTATTTTAACAATAACAATTTAGTAATTGATGTTCGTCACTTACCATCAAACCAGTTTGATTTAAACATTGAAGGTTCAGGCATTCTGAACGGCACAATGAGCTCGCCAGTTTATCGCCCACGAGATACTAACGGTGATCCTGACGGCGCAACAGATACAAACGGTAGTTATCCTCGGGCATACTGGCGCGGAGTCAATGTAGATTCTGTGACCACGTACACTCCCGATCATGCTCACCGTGGTAAAGTACAGTTAAACCCACTAGGTCAGTTGATGCTTGATAAACGTCCGGCGTCAGCCAACTTAAACGCATTCATTCGGTTATAATAAGGAAAAATTATGGCTAACAATTATTCAAACGAATTTAAGCTTGGTTTAGATGGCCTGGTACTGGTCATTGGTCAACCTGCATCATTTGAAGTCCCTGAGGGGGTTTTAACGGATGCTATTGTAAAAGTAGCTTATTTAGACACGTCCGGAGTCCCTCAAAGTGTAGACGCAGCGTATGAGAAAAACGGCAACATCTGGTCGTTCATTGTGCCAGTAAACTTCGATACCAACGCGTCATCAGTGATGGTATCAATTACTCAGTCACGCAACTTTGGTGATGACCCAGGCACTGTCAGCGCCACTGCTGTTGCTAAAGCACACGACGCGGCACCAACTGCTACCGTTAATCGCACCGCAACAAACGAAACTAAGTTCGAATTCGGTATCCCAGCCGGTAAGCCAGGCGATAAAGGCGATAAAGGCGATAAAGGCGATAAAGGTGTCGCAGGTAAATCAGCCTATGAATTAGCCTTAGACGCTGGTTACAAAGGTTCCGAACTGGATTATTTGAACAGTCTGAAAGGGGTCAAAGGCGATATTGGCCCTCAGGGTAAATCAGCGTATCAAGTGGCTTTTGACGCTGGTTTCAGTGGCACCGAAGCGGAGTGGTTAGAGTCACTGAAAGCACCTGCAACGCCTGTTACGGGGGGTTACAGTGAACTGGCGAATGGCACGTTATGGTATTGCCGTCCCCGTTACACTACTGGACGTTGCACTGTGACATCTGGCTTTGGTAACTACGACTATGAGACAGCTCAACATACGACTGACTTTGTTATTGAAGATGGGTTATATGATGATCACGGTTGCTATGTAGTACCTGACGCTTCAGTTTTACCAACAAGTGATTTACGGTTGCGGACTACTCGCGGCGTTAACCGTGGTATTCATCATGCCGGTCGTATGACTGGTCGTTCTGACCGTGTTCCACCGTATTCTAGCACCACGAGCTTTTTCATTGACCGTTGGGCCGCCAAGTTTCACGGCTGGTACTATGTCATGCTTACGCCGCAACAATCGGCACAGTTTACCGTTGACACCGATTTAGAGAAAATCGAAGTTGACGTACAACCAGTGACGTTCAGTGGTACTGACATTGCTAATTGGGCACCAGGTGGCACAGAAACTTATTTCCCAGGCAAGGAAAAAGGTTTACTGACACCGATTTACAAAGGTGCGTCTCGTCATGTTGTCCACGCCACAGGTGAAACGATTGTTGCGCTGTGGTTCCGTGTCGGCGTCTATACTCACCGCAGCAACATCGGTGCCGATAACCACTCATTCGACGGCATCAACGGTGAACATGATGGCTGGAATTTACATGATCCAGACGTTAAATTCTGGTCAACTAACGTGGCGCAGGGTATGAAATTATCAGCCAAAGTCAGAAGCTAACCGCATCAAATAAAACAAAGCCCTCAAAAGAGGGCTTTTTATTACCGCCTAATCGCCATCATCCGGCGGCGGATTAGTGAGCGGTGGCGGCAGGTAGTCCATCAGCTGCGATCCGCACAATGTCACACCAGTGGGTCACATCTCAGGGTAAATGCTCATGTTGCGGCGCAAAGTTGCGGGAGTGCATCGAGTGCGGCGAGTGGTTTTTAGCCAGAAATAAGGCTCATGTTTATTGTCGGTGTCGGTGCCGCACACGCAGACACAGAAAAATAAAATCACTTAATAAAGCAAATAGCGCTTGCTAAAGTGAAATTGTGTGATAGGCTTTGTTTTGTCGGCGTTATGCGGAATCGAAAGAGAGGCGCAGCGCCACCGAAGCCCATCGTTAACGGGCAAAAAAGCAATAGCGGAGGAATGATGCAATTACTTCTGATGTTATCGCTTATGATTGACCTGTGCAGCTTGGTTGATCATCCAATAGAGAAAATAGTGTCAATTCTTTTAATTGGTATCGTGCCTGATGCTCTACTGATGGCGCAGGAGTTTGGATCCTGTAGATAGGCGATTAAAAACAGCTGCAATATTAAATTGACAAGTTGCCGCAGACGCGGTGCAGTTTATTCAGTCGTGCGTTGGGTTTATTTGTGATAGCAAGAGAAGTGCAGAGCTGATTGCAAGCGGCAAAGCTAAGTAACTTGAAGGATGAATAAACACAGCGGACGAATACTGGTGGTCTCGCGGTCCCAGCGCTCGACTGAATAAGCTGAGTGTGCAATTGGTGATTGCATAGCGAAATGGCACGTAATCAGATTAGTAAGCCATCTGAGACTTACACTGACACGAAACCTCACAAACACACCAGAGGACAGCTTATTACCAACATGCACCATTAGCGCAACTGGATAGCGCAGCGTCGTTCTAAGTCGTAGGTTGCAGGTTCGAGTCCTGCATGGTTCGCCAAATTTGCGCGGCATGGCTGACATGGAGTTGCTGCCGGCGGTCGCAAAGTGTTTTTTAATTAGCTAGGGGTATCAATATGAAAATTATTATCAATCGAGATCTATTGCCAGCCGGAGAGCGAGCAATTATCAAAGAGATTTGCAGAGCCTGCGAGCTTGGTGAGCCGGTTAATGTGCTTGGCGCTAAACTTGATGTGCTGAGTTTTGAAATAACTGAAGGTTTTGAGCCTGAAACTCTTGGCTCATTGGTGAAGTTTGAAGCTGAGCTGTCCGGATCAGTTTTTACTGAAGTGACATTAAGCGAGCAAGAAAAATTAGCCCTACTAAAGGCAGAGGCTTTTGAGGCATTGCAAAAAGCTGAATCAGAAATGCACAAATACGCATCCGCTCTTGATGTTGGAAAAGATAGAGAAAAGGCATTCGGGTGTTTTGAAAATATCCGACTGGCATGGCGTAACGCTTAGTTTTTGCTAGTCCTATGGCAGATGGGAGCCACCCTGTTAGCTGAATCCTCCTTGTTCGTAGTTGCGCGGGGATCCGTGGGTTAATCTGCAAGCCGATGGTTATTATTTTCCCATTTCATCACGTTGGCCGCGTGGGCGCTCAGGCCGATTTAATCAACCAATAAGGGGTCATCATGAAAAGTCTACATCAAATTATTATCGTCGCATTGGGCATTATCCTCGGCTTCGGCTGGTCCAATGGATCAATCTATCAAGTTCACGACATTTTTGGTAAAGTCTCAGTAAACTGGAAATATCTAGCGCCGGTTGGTATTTATCTGGTAGCATTGGCTGTAGTCGGGCTTGTCCGACTGGTAATCATTGAAGGTGAATCAGATAATGGCGACGTCAAAGCAACCACCGAAACGGCCGGTAAAACCTAATGGATCTGGCAGTAAGCCTACCAAGCGCTGATACCATTGACACTTTAAAGATGGCCGCTTTCATAGCGGCTATTTTTATTAACCGTCAAGCTGTTGTCATCGTGTTTTTCTTCATCCTGTCTGAGCTTCTTTTTAAATACGGGTCAAGCCTCGGCGTCTACTACTTCTGCACCGCCGCAGCTCTGTACTCAATCAACGCAACGATCAATATCAAGCTTTCATACCAAATCCGTCAGGCGCTAATCTGCATCGGAGTCATAAACTGGCTGGCAGCACTGGACTATTTTCTATCTCCCAATGAAACAATTTTCTATGTGTGCTACCCTTGGCTAATCAACGGATTAGACGTATTTATCCTGCTCATTTTGCTAAATGGCGGAGGCTGGCGGCGTGACAGAATTCTTTCTCCCAGTGGCGGCGCTGGCAATCATCTTTTTTATGATTTACAATTGCGTTATCTACGTAAAAAACAAGTTTAGCAATGACAAGTGCAAAAGAGCTATTAACTCAACTACTGATGGCGATTAGCGACCACGGCAACGCCATAATCAGCAAGGCTGTAAATTACTTTGGCTTTGCCTCTGTTGGTGGCGGCGTTGTTATTGGGGCGGCCACAGACACAGCAAGCCGCATTGCCTCGCCCGAGATGTGGCAGCTATCTGACTGGGCCGTCATTGTGTCAATTGTTGGCGGTATCACATTTATCATCAAAAACCTTGTCGATACTTATTTCAAGATAAAGAACAAGGGGCGTGAATAATGCCAGTAACAATCACAGTCCAAGACGTCAACGATTTTTACCCATCCGGCAAGCCTGACATTGTAGTGCAGTCTGTCATTGATTTTGTCGATACAGTTGATCCGCGACTCGACTCAGAAGGGATACCGACATCAACGCAAAAGCTGCTGAAAATTTACGCTTGCTGCCATCAGCTAACGCTGCAATCAGGTGGTCAGGTTAAATCTGAATCCGCAATGACCGGGGACAGCATCAGCTACCATACTGCAAACGGTCAAGGCTTGGCAGCGACCAACTGGGGCGCAATGCTAAAGGGCATGCAAGGCGCTGAAATCATCGAGTCACTTTTCAACAAATCTGATATTCAGGCTTTTAGTGTTGGGCGCAGAGCATGACCAGCCCAGCTGCCCGCTTTCGCAAATCCCGCTGCATCATCTGGTCTATTACTGGCTCAGGCGATGGCTACGGCGACACATACGGCATAGCGCACGATGTGCCATGTCAATTTGTGGAAGATGGCAAAGTACAGCGGGATGGTAACGGGCAGGAATTTACGCCGTCTGGAAAGTTTAGCATCGGGGTTAAACCAAAGCTTGGCGACTACATCAAGGTGATTGCTGCAACAAATACAGCTCCGGCAACGCCACCGACTGACGCCATGCAAATCAGAAAGATTGTCAGCGGCACCGCATTTCACGGAACCGCTGATTATTTGGTTTATACCGGTTAAATCAGTTAAGTGATAAGTTTTCACTCCAATACACGAATAAACTGCAATTCGTGCGACTCGTAGAAATTTCCATAACAGTCGATATAGCCGCTACCGTATGGCTTGACTAAAATAACTTGGCTGCTGCGACGCGCTCGGCGTATTCTTTGGCATATTCATTCAATGCGATTGAGCACTGGCCAAGCTCGCAGTTATATACGGATTTTGCCTTGTAAAATCCAGCCTTAAACGCCCCTGACTGAATCTGGTGCAGGCATTGGGTTGGCATTACAGATAATGCCGACTCCAATGCTGGCAGGGTGCCATGCGCAGGATCTGGACAATCAGCATCAGGCATTCTGATAAATCCAAGTTCAACGCCGTTTTTAATGAAATTGACAGCCTTTGCTGAGGCGCTTCGTAACACCTCAACCTGCGCCGACAACTCAGCATTCTGAGTCAAAGCCAAGTGGTACGGCGTCCAGTAGCCATCATCAAATGGCACCGTTAAAGGCTCTTTCTGGCCATTCCAGCGAATACCATAGCGTGGCAGCCCTGTGCCTTGTAGCGGAAATGGCGGCAGCTCAGGTTTGATTCCTTTTAGCTGTTCAAGTTGAGCTAATGCCGCATCGCGCTGTTGAATCATGCTATATAACCATGACGCAACAGCCGTTAAGTGCAAATCATAGCACTGGCCGCGCAAAGACTCTGTGACGTCCTGCATGCTCATACCAAAAGATGGAATGTCGTTATTCATAAATCACCAATTAATTAAATTAAACACATTCACAAAGTAAAGCATAAATCGGAATAAATCAAGTAAATCCTTTCAAGTTTGCCAGCGCCACCAAACAGCGCTAAACTAGCCAATAATTTGACGATTGATTGTCAATTAATTGGCGGTAATCGTGGCTAAAAACAAAGTTAAAGGCATCAACGAGCTTAAGCGCAATATCAACACGTTAACCGCTGTTGATGTGCCGAAAGCTGCTGGGCGCGCTTTGTACACAGCATTGACGCTAATTGAAAATCGGAGCCTTGAGTATGTGCCGCTTGATACAGGCGCGCTGCTTAATAGCCGGTTTAAAGAAATTAGGCAGGAGGCTGGCTTGTCTGTCGGCCGGATTGGCTTTGCTCAGGCTTATGCCATTCCGCTGCACTCGCCTAAGCCGGGCGGGAAAATGGATAACTGGAAGCCGAGGCCAATCGGCACGATAGTTTCAATCAAAGGCCAAGAGTCACGCAAAAAGACGGCAACTAACATGAGCGCAAAGCAAGACTGGTTAAATATCGGATTGAATGAGGCGTGGCCAGAAATACAACGCGCAGTTAAAGACGAGTTCAGCAACTTATGACAATGATAGCCGACCAAATCAGAGCGCACATCCTGACCAATTCAGGAATTACCGGCTATGTCGGCGCACCATTTCGAGATGACACAATTGCCCCATTCAAAGATGCAGCGCAAAAGATTCTGCTCACAATGGGCGATGGTGGGTCAGCCGATCAATACGTCAGTCAAGACGGCTGCAAAATCTGGCTTTGGACAAAAGCAAATCCAACAGGCGCAGAAATAAAACAGTGCCTGACCGACTGCGAAACAGTCAGAAAGTTTCTAATTGGCGAGTACAAAACAGGTTCTGCTTTCGGCATCCAGCTGATAGCAGGTATTAGCGGGCCGCTTTTTGACGGTCAAGGGCGCAAAGCATACGGGCTTGACGTCAGGGTTTTATCAAACACAAATTGATGAGGTGTTAAAATGGGCGCATTTCTTGGCCGTGATTGTTCGCTTGAAATTTTGGTCGGGAAAGATACCCGGGCAAAAGTTAACGGAGTTATTCCTAAGCCGGTTTCGCCAACTTATTTACTGCTTGGCGGCACTCGTGGCTTGGAGAAGGAGGCTAGCTGGGACACAACTGACGTAACAAACCGCAGTTCAGAAGGTAACGTGCGTGAAAACTTAGTGACATATCTTGCTGTTAGCGGCTCAACAGATGGCGTCTACCTGCCTGAAACTGCCGAAAACATTGTTGCAGCTGAAGATTATTTCACGGCCCCGCCATCTGGCCAGCCATACGCATGGATCCGGGTTACTCGCCCCGGCCCAACCGCAGGCGCGACAGTGACTGAAGAAAACTACGTCCTGCTGACTGAGTTCAGCGTAAGCGCTCCGCACGATGACGCGACTACGTTCAGCATGAGCTGGACCGGTCAGCAAGCGCCAATCAAAACAGCAGTGCCAGCGCCTTAATATGGCAAACACAGCCATTGGTGAAATTGGCATACAGTACAACGGGCAAGGCTTTACGCTGCGCCCTTCTCTGTACAACATGCAGCAAATCGGCACACCGGAAGAAATATCCGATACTGTGCAGCTTGTCATTTCTGCAAAGTGCCGAATGCTTGCAGGGCTGCCGCCTGAGCTGCCAGAGCTTTACGCCTGCGAAAAGGTTATAGGATGCTGCTCTGATGCTGACATTCCAGCGGCAGTATTTGGCCAGCCAGAGCTGGTAATGCTTGATAACGGGCTATCAGAAATGTGCTGGCTTGATGGCGCTGAAACATTCGAGGCCATGATCGGCATTGCCCAAGCGCTTGTCACTGCTGGTATAGCTGGCTCGCCCAATGCTGACCGCGTGAAGGTAAAAAAATCAACTGAGCAAAAACCATTCGACCCACTAGAGTACATCGGCTGCATTATTGCGCATCTTGGAATGTCAACAGCTGACGCATGGCAGATGACAATGATCGAGTTTCAGCGCGCATTTGATGCAAAATTCCCAGTGACAGACAAAGAAAAAAATCACATGACGCAGGACGATACCAGAGATCTGCTGAAGCGTCTTGGTAAGCTCAAATAAGGTGCTGACATGGCTGAAAAAGTAGGTGAAGTCTATATCGAGGCCAGCATTGACACCAATGGTGTCATTAATGCAGGCAAGTCCATTTCAAAAGCGACTGACGGTATAGAAAGAGATCTGGCCGGAGTTGGCACCGCTGCAAATGCCGTGAATACGAACCTTACCAAGACGGCAGCAGCAGTTGAACAAGCCAACTCATCAATGCGCAGCGTCAGTGGCACTGCCGGACAGCTTGGCTTTCAGTTGCAGGACATCGCCGTTCAGGCCCAAGCTGGTACAAGCGCATTTGTTATTTTAGGCCAGCAAGGATCACAGATTGCGTCAGCATTCGGGCCGGGGGGCGCTGTATTCGGCGCAGTAATCGCTATTGCATCAGCGATCGGCGGCGTACTGTACGCAGCAATGAAGAAAACCGGAGCTGAGACAGTAAAGCTTTCTGACGCTTTAGAATCTCGGCTCGGCATGATAAAAGAGCGATTAAACGAGACTGACGAAGCCAGCAAAGCGGCATTTAGTAGCGTTGAGATTGGCAAGGCCAATGCTGAATATGAAAAATTAGGCCAGACAATTGAAGACCTTAGAAAGCGCCAAGAGTCTTACAAAAAACAAGTGCAGGAAGCGTCAAACCCTGATATTCGCCGTAACTATGAAAACCTGTATTCATCAATCAGCGATCAAATAGAAAAGGCTACCCGGTCGCAAAAAGAGCAGGGAGTTTTCATTGAGCGAGTTACCGCAGAAACACTGAAAAGCCGCGAAGGTTGGGAGGGTGTTACCGAGGAAATCAATAATACCGAGAATAAGACCGCCGCACTTGCTGCGCAAATTCAAGCAGCAACGCTGCGCCTGACTGAAGGTGAATTGGTGGCCCGTAAATTTGCCGCCGCGCAGGCTTTAAGCTTATCCAATGCAGAAATGCTGCCGCCAGAAATAGAGCTGGCCATTGAAAAGCTGTATCAACTTGAGCAGGCAGAAAAAGCCGCTTTGGAGCAAAAAAAACAAGCTTTGGCGACTCAACGCCAAATCAGAGAAGAAATCCAAGCTGAAGCTGCAGCAGAGCTTAAAGGCATTCAAGATAAACGCAAAGCCGAAGAAGACCAGAAGAAAAAAGTCACAACAGAATTTGAATCGGTGCAAACCGGCATCAGAAACGACCTTGAAACGCCAGCACAGCAAGCAGATCGGGAGCTGGCAGAGCGATTGGCTGTTATCGGTCGATATGGTGAGCAGGAAAAGCTAACCCGGGATCAAATAAGAGCGCTGGAAGTGCAAGCTGAGTCTGCGCACCAGAAGCAGATCACAGACATCCGAAAATCAGAAGAAACCGCCAGATCGCAAACGATGCAATCAACCCTTTCTGCTTTTGGCGATATGTTCGGAAACCTTGCTGACATTGCCAAGGAGGGCGGCGAAAAGACTTTCAAGCAGTACAAAATGCTTGCATCAGCTCAGGCGGCAATCAGTGCAGCACTGGCCATTACAAACGTACTGGCTAACCCGCTGATACCTTACCCGCTTAATATCGGCTTGGCGGCATCTGTGGGCGCTTTGGCTGCAGTGCAAATATCTAAAATTCAGGGCCAGCAGTACAGCGCTGGCGGCGGCCGGTTATACGGTGGGCCAGTGCAAGCTGGCGGCATGTATCCAGTGACTGAAGATGGTCGGCCGGAGATTTTGAAGCAGGGAAACCGGCAGTATCTGCTACCCGGTTCGCAAGGTGGCGAAGTAATCAGCAACCGCGACATGCAGCCAGCTGGCGCTGGTGGCGGCATCACAATACACTATGCACCAACCATATACGCACAGCAGACAGACTTCGAGGAAATTATGGCAGGCCAACCTGAGGCGGTTTTAAACGCTGTTCGCGCTGGCCTTGCGGCAGAGGGGAGAACTTTTTAATGGCATTGTTTCCATACGCCGATATTATCGTGGATAGCCTGACCGTTACAGATGCGGTAAGTGTTGTAAGCTCAGACACCCGCAGCAAACAGTTTTTAAATCGCCGGACGATTGGCCAGCGGTATGAACTCGAAATGTCATGCCGTGTAACGCCTGATAAGTTTCTGGCTGCAAATGCCTACTTTACCAGCCTGCGAGGCGGAACTGTTGTTACTGAAATTACGCTGCCTTTTTACGGTCAAAACACCGTTGCCAACAAAACAACATCTGGCGAGCTGGCGATCGGCGTCAGGGCGGCAACGCTGGCATCAGTTACCGGCATTCTCCCCGGGATGTATTTTAAGTTTGCCAACCATAACAAGGTTTACTGCTGCATATCTGTGGCGGGTACTGTTATCAACTTCGAGCCAAACCTAATCAGGACGGTGCCGAATAACACAACTGTGCAGTTTAACAATGTGCCAATCACCTGCAAAATGACAACGCCAAGCATTGGGTTTGGCAGTACCGGCAATAAGCTCCCAGTTACGCGCAATGTTAAATTCGTAGAGGTGATCGGATGAAATCATATTCGCCGGAGGTTATCGCAGCAATTGAAACCGGGGCGCGCACTGAGCTGGTCGAAATGCAGTTGGCTGGCGGCACTATCCGCATGACTACTGCAGGTCATGACATTGTATTTAACGGCAACACTTACTTGTCCGGCGGCAATTTTGTTGGGACCGGCTCGGTCAAGCAGGAGCAAGAGTTACGCGTTTCAAGTTGCACCTTTCAAATATCATTGATCGACCAGTCTATTTTGGCCCTTTTCCAGCTCAACAATCCTGTTGGCAGAAAGGTTATTTTAAGGCATGTACTGTGTGACGATAACGATCAAGTAATTGGCGCGCTGCTCACAACTACAATGCGCATCGACAGCTACGCCGTTGATGATGACGAAGAAACGGCAGGTATAGGCGTTCAACTAACCAACTACCTGAGCCAGTTTGATGCAGTGCGCGGCATTCGCACAACGCAGAATAGCTATCAGCGTTTTTATCCGCAAAGCACAAGTTTTATCAATTCAAAATCGGCAGGCGCGGATCTGAAATGGGGCGGTAAATAATGGGATTTCTGAAAAGCATTTTAAAGCCTCTGAAAAAAACTTTAAACGCGCTGAGCAAAGTGTTGTTTTTGCGCCCGGTATTGAAGTTACTGAAAAAGTGGCTAACGCCAGACGCGCCGGACAAAGAGGGCTTGAAGGTTCAGCGCGCCGGTTCTGACTATGCAATCCCGATCATTTATGGCACCAGAACAACCGGCGCTATTATTGTTGACCGGGCTGTCAGTGACTCACCCGGTGGACTGCAAAACGAAAATTATCATGTACTGGCAGTGTTTTGCTACGGCGAGGTTGATTCATTTGTTGAATTTTTCTTTAACGGCATCAGCTGGACGGATCCTCGCTGGACAAAAGGCGGGGTTACATACTACTCATATCAGCTCGCCACCGGCACCGATGCGCAAACGCCATTAACCACTGGCTCTGTGTTTAATCGCTGGGATGCAACTCAGAGTCATTACAAAGGTTTGGCCATTGCCATCTTCACTTTTAAGCAGGATCCAGACGGCACAATCTGGAATGGCGAACCTCAGATTACAGCAAAAATCAGAGGCAAAAAGTGCATTGACCCGCGCAATCCAACTGCGCCAGCGGCATACACTGAAAACCCGGCATTGCATTTGTATGATTATGTCCGGTCATCAGTTTATGGTTTAGGTTTGACTGATGCAGATATTGATTTGCCGTCATTTGTGGCTGTGGCCAACATTGCAGACGCCAGCGAGACGGCAACAGTTGATACTCAAACCTGCCAGATGGTTGGCGATAACTACGTTTGTACCGGCAGCCCGGCCGAGGTTGTGACGTTTAACCGGTTCACGCACAACAACATCATCGACACCGGGAAAGATTTATTTTCTAACGTGGCCGAAATTGCTAACTCATTCCGGGGCTTTTTCCCAGATTCTGACGGGCGGATCAAGATTGCTGCAGAGATTGAGGGCGGCTCAGTATTTAGCTTTAACGCTGACAACATCGTCAGTTCAATCACAAGCACCTTGCCGAGCATCAAAGACCGGACAAACCGGGTTGTTGTCAGATTCCCAAACATCAAAAACAACTATGAAATAGACGAATGCTTTTACCCTACTGCAGATGATCCGCTTTATGCTCAGTGGCTATCTGAGGATAACGGATTAAACCTTGAAAAGACCATCACGGCAGAATTCACTGTTTATAAAGCTGAGGCGCTGCAGCTGGCAGAGGTGGCGGCCAAATCAAGCAGAAATGCAGAGGTTGTGCAGTTTACCGCCACATCAGCAGCTATTCAGTGCGATGTTGGCGACATTGTGGACATCACCGAAGAAAATCGCGGCTGGATTGCCAAGTTATTCCGCATTTCTTCAATCGAGTACCGGGATGATTTTTTAGTAAACATCACAGCAATCCAGCATGATGATGCAATTTATCCGTGGTCTGATTTGGATTACTCGGAAATCATCGGCGGAACCAATTTAGGCGATCCGGCAAATATTCCTGCCCCGACTGATTTAGTCGTGCAGCCTGACGCAACCTTAGCCACGCGCGGAACACTGGCATGGAATTACACAGCCAACGCATTCGTGCGCCGGTTCTTGGTTATCATCCTGTCAGGATCAACAGAGGTCGAACGCGGTGAGGTTATCGGCCAGTCATACGTTATTCAGCAGCTTGATATTGGCACATACACAATTCAGGTTTATGCAATCAGCACTATCGGCGCAACATCACCGGCGGCCGCAATATCGTTTACGCTGAGCATCCCGGTTCCACCGTCAGCAATCAATACCATTGCTAAAAACTTTGATATTACAGTGTTGCCGGTATTGGCTGGTATCGGATTAGGCACTACATTTGAGTACGCCATTGACACAACAACCGTGATCCGGGGGCGCGGTGCTTCGCTGGTATTTACTGGGCTTAAGCCGTCAACAACTTACACT